TATATCCCAGGCACCGGCACGATTGGGTATTGTCTACGCAGTGACCGGGATAAAGCGGGGACTACGCCTACGGGGTCCGAATCGGTGACGGTACGAACCTCCGAATATACAGGAACGGGATCTGACCCGTATTTGCTTATCTATGAAAGTGCTGACCCTTCCCCAACTCCGACCCCGACGTTGACTCCCACGCCCACAGTGACTAAGACCCCGACACCGACCGTGACCGCGACCGAGAATCCGGCGAATTGCACTTCATACACGGATTATTACGGCTGTTCCAACAATCCGACTGGGTCGGTGGCCTGCGGGGGTGTCGCCTGCGTGACCGACGTGGCGAAAGTTCAGGGAACCTGTACTGGTAATGCGAGCTATACCTGTTACTTAGATGGAGAGTGTTTCACCCCGTACTATCCCGGTACTTGTAGTTGCGACGCAGGGCTCTCTTGCGACAACGATACGATATGCGCCTCCGAATGCGGGGGGACTTGTACGGCCCCTTCGCCAAGCGGCGGCGATAACATTGGACCCTGCGTCGGGGAAAACCTTGGAAGTTGCAAATGTCCTGTACCTACGGCGACCCCCACTCCGACACCAACAGTAACTCCAACGCACACACCCACACCGACGCTGACACCGACACCGACACCAACAGAGACGGTGACTCCAACGCCTACCCCGACGCCAACGGAAACGGCCACCCCGACTATAACCCTGAGCGCCACACCGACGGTGACCGCCACCGAGACCGCGACCCCGACGCCGACCCTAAGCCCGACGCCGACTGTGACCCCGACTGAGACGGTGACGCCAACCCCAACCCTAAGCGTCACGCCAACCGTGACGACTACCGAAACGGTCACGCCTACACCCACCCTGAGCGCCACGTCAACCGCCACTCCGACCGAAACCGAGACGCCCACACCGACGTTGAGTCCCACGCCGACCGTGACGGCTACTCCTACCCCCACATTGACGGCCACGGTTACGTTGACGCCGACATCTACTCCGACGGAGACAGCGACACCGGCCTTGACGGCAACGACAACAGAGACGCCTACCCCGACTGAAACTGTGACACCTACCGAAACGGTCACGCCTACACCCACGTTGAGCGTGACCCCCACGCCGACCGAAACCGCAACAGCGACACCAACCGTCACGCCCACGCCGACCGAGACCGTTACGCCGACGCCCACACTCACCGCTACGCCGACGCCGATGCCCACGTCCACCCTCGTCCCCTGTGCGGACGGCAACAACGTCGGCTGTCACAGCCATGTCTGCGTCAATAAGCTCTGCTTCGACCCTGCACCTTGCCCAACCGGGCCGCCCCAACAGTTTGTCATTGATGTGGATGCGTACGGGCGCTTGATATGTGCTGCGCCGTGATTCGAGGAGACCTATGACCACCCCCAGCAAACCCCTCATCGGCCTCAGCAGCGCCCTTGTGGTGCTCGTTCTCGCCCTGTTCAGTGCCTTCTTCTGGCTGGACCGGCGGGTGGACGCGCTCTCAAACTCTCCCATCACCTTCACCCAAGTGGAGCACATCGTTGACCTCAAAACCACCGGGAAATTGGATGAAATCCTCCGCCGGTTGGACCGCATCGAGCGGGATTTAGACCGTATCGGAAAGGGAATCCCATGAGCGCCACAACCGTCGATGTCCGGCGCGGCTTACGCAAGTTCGTCGCTGACCTCCACACCATCGCGTTCAAAGCACTGGACTGCCACTGGAATGTCGGTGGGGTGCATTTTGGCCCCCTGCACGCGCTATTCGGTGCCGAGTACGACTTCCTACTGGAAACCCAAGACACCCTTGCGGAGCGCGTACGTGCGCTCGGGGGCCTCGTAGACGCCCGGCCAGCCACGCTGCTGAAGGCCGCCACGGTAAAGGAAGAGTCCTTGATGAGCGCCACGCCAGACGCTATGCTTCGTGCGCTCCTGGCGGATTACGAGCACGTCATTCGGGAGTTACGAGAGGCGATCAAGGCAACCGCTGTTTCGGACCCCGTGACCCAAAACAGCTACCAAGACGTGTGCGCAGCGTTTGAGAAGCACGCCTGGATGATCCGCATGCACGTTGTCACCCCGCTTGCAAAAGGCAAGCCAACCAGCTAAGATAGCAGTCTCAGAGGAGAAACCATGAATACCGCATTGATGAAGGTCGTGGCGTTTGTCTTCGACCATGTGGTGAAGCAGAAGTTCCTCACCGGGAAACGCTCATACGTGGGCGGGGCTTCCGCCATCCTCGGCGGCGTCGTGCTCATCCTCGACATGGTGGTGAATGGCACCTTCTCGGAAGAGAAAGCCGGCGCTGCGTGGGCAGCAATCTCGTTAGGGTATGCAGTGATTGGGCATGCCGGGAAGCAAGAAAAACTCTTGGAGGCAACCAATGGCACTCTCTAACTCCGGCACTCTCGGCCAAGGCTTCGCTTCGGCGATGGACCCGTGGCAACCCAAGCCGTTCCAGTCGCCGTTTGGGCAAGCTTCGTCCACGGGGCCGAGCCGACAAGGGCCATCGTGGACCTCTCACCCAAAGTGGACCTCTCGCCCAGTTCCGAGCGCGCCACCCCCCGGCACGCCGCTTATGCATCTCGGGGCACCGCCACCAGGTAGCCGCCCCGCCTTGTACGGGGTTCAGATGCCTGGCGTGCAAATGGATGGCGGAACCCCGCAAGCGTTTCCGAGCCCGACCGTGCTGCCGGGCGGCGGGCCTGGGATGCCGCCTCCTGGGGCGCGGCCGCTGCAACCTGATGGGGGTGGTATTGCGCCAGGATTACAACCGCCGGCACAAACATACTCCGAAAATCGGAGCGCCAACAAGAAGCACATGACTCGTGTTCAAGAGGCAGCGGCAGCCCGCCGCGCAGCGAGAGAGAGTAAACGGAAACCCGGTCCAAACGGCGTCGCCCTTGGCAGCGGCGCAACCGCGTACTAGGAGACGACAATGACCATCACAGATTTCTTCAACATGATCCGTTCCAAGATCGCCGCGTTCTTCGCGACGAAGGGCGGGCAAATTGTTAAGGACGCAGTGGGCGCCGTGCTCAAAGAGTTGACGGCCGCCGCGTTGAGCATGTTGCTTGACGTTGCCAAAAATAAAGCAGTCCAAGTCGAGGCGTTGGGCACCTTGCGCGGTGACATGAAGTTCAAAGTCGTGAGAGAAGCGGTGGATGTGGCTGCGTACAAAGCGGGGATCACCCTTGCCAATCGCACGGCGGAGACCATCGTGCAACTTGCTGCACAGGCGGTGAAATAGTCATGGGTGACGAAAAACCAGGGAACGTTCTCACGCAGATTCTCGGCAAGGCGGCCGCGTTGAAGGACGCCATGGAAGGCACCGATGTTGGCGTGAGGCCCCCGACCAAGAAGGCCGTGGAAGTCAAGAAGGTGGTTGAAGCGGAGCCGACACCGGACGGCAAACCTACCAAGTACACCGTGCCTCGGGACAAAACCGAAGGGTTGGAGGCGTACGGGAATCGTCTCGACGGGCTGGTGAAAGCGTGGAAGGCGAAGCAGTGAATGACGACCTCCGAACATCCGACCGAGGACTCAAACTCCTCACCGAATGCGAAGGCTTCCGTAGCCACTGCTACGACGATTCGGCCGGGCTTTGCACCGTCGGATATGGGCACTTGGTCCATCGGGGTCGCACCGGAACTGACCCCAGTGGAGAAGCGCCATTTGCAGACGGTCTATCGGAAATCGCGGCGCTTGAGTTGCTGCGGGGGGATCTCGCGCTAGCGGAAAGTATCGTTAAACGATCCGTTGTGCAACCGTTACGCCAAGGGGCTTTCGACGCACTCGTGTCGTTTGTGTACAACGTGGGAGAAGGCGCGTTCGCGGGGAGTACGTTGCTTCGTTACCTGAACCAAGGCTTGTGGGCACTCGTCCCGGCCCAGTTTCATCGTTGGACGCACGCGGGCGGGAAGGTTGTTGCGGGCCTCGTGAAGCGCCGCCGCTTGGAAGCGGACATGTTCGGAGGTAAGTGATGTCAGATCTTTCCCTTGAGCAGCTGGTGCAGCTTGGGAGTAACCCGAAACTCTCGATTCCTAGCCTCAGTTTGCGGCAGCAAATTCAAGAGGCACAAGCGGCGATGACGGAGACTTCCACACCCGAGCAATTAGCGAACAAGGCTGCGGAGCGTCAACGGGCAGCGGTCGCGCTTGCACGAGCGAATAAACAGATGGCAGAACTTGCCCCTGGTGTAAGCCGAACGGCTGTTGACGCGGTGTCTGGCACCGGCCCCGAGGCGAAAGACTTCGCGTTGCTGGCGAACTCGAACCCGGAGCAAGCCACATCCGAAGTCGACGCCTACGAGCGGGCGTATGGGATGGGGACACCCGCGCCGTCTGCGCCGGGATCAGATAC